ATCGTAAGTCTTAAACAACCAACCCCAATCATCAGCTTCTTCACCGAATGAGATATAATCCTCAAGCAACTTATGAATCTCAGTACCACGATCACATGCACGATTCTTTTCTTTCTCCCACATCTCAAGGACACACTCTTGAGATACACCTTCACGTCTTGCAACATGCTTCGACATTCCTTCAGCATCGAATGGCTTCTTATACTTGCCTAATAGAGTAGTAACAGATGTATACTTCTCTCCAGTCTCGTTATGAGTATATGTATGCGACGGTTCGTCGAATGTAATTGGAGCTTTCATTTCTTACCTTAATTATACCATAGTTCCTTCTGAGTTCAACTACTTTTTGATTAAATAAACGTATGGCTGGTATTAAAATAAGTGAACTTCCGGAAGCTAGTACCCTTACAGGTAGCGAGCTTGTAGCAATTGTACAAGATAATTGTACTAAATATGTATGTACATGTGATATTGGTGCAACTAGTAGCAGTGATATTGTCGGTATCATAACTGGTTGTGGTCTTGTAGGTGGTGGTACATCAGGTACCGTTTGCGTAGCTATTGATAATAACTGTTTTGACTCTTTTAAAGATACAACAACTACTGTTGACTCCTTTAGTGCATCTTGGGATCAAAGTACATGTGCAGGTATAGCTTGTACTGGTGATGTTAACACTACAGGTACCCAGACTATCGGTGGTAGTAAGACATTTACATCTACTATTTGTGCCCCTGCTATCGAAGCAACTACCATTACATTAACAAGCCTTCCTACATCTGATCCTGGTGGTTCAGGTATTGTATGGAATGATGGTGGTACTCTTAAGATTACCTAATACTATATAGCTATAATATTTTAAGGAGCTGATCGAAAGGTCAGCTTTCCTTTTGTACCAGTTGATTTTTCCAGTTCATATACTAAATTATATATGTAATGAGCGTTAAGTCACCTGAGTTTGCAGTCTTTAACATTGAGGGGGGTATTGGTAAGCATGTATGTTCCACTGCTGTTGTTAAAGCATATAAGAATAACCATCCTACTACTAAGATTATTGTAGTGTGTGCATGGCCTGAAGTCTATCTTAATAATAAAGATGTACATAGAGTGTATCGATTAGGTAATGTACCTTACTTCTATGAAGATTATATCTTAGGAAAGGATACAGTTGTCTTTGCTCAAGAGCCTTATAAGCAGACAGATCATATTATTAAGAAGCAGCACCTCATTAAGACTTGGTGTGATATGCTTAAGATTAAGTATAATGGTGAAGGTCCTAATATGAACTTCAACATGCGTGAGAAGGCTTATATTGATCCAGAGATTGCTAAGATACAGAAGGTTAAGCCTATTCTAATGTTCCAACCTTTCGGTGGTCCAGGTAAGCATCACCAAGCTGATCCTTACTCATGGGCAAGAGACATTCATCCTGAAGTAGCTCAAGTCATTGTAGACAATCTTAAAGAGCATTATCAGATCATTCACATCTGTTATGACTTCCACCATAAGCTTAATGATGTCATTCGATATGAGAAAGAGATTCCTAAGAAGCAGCTCTTTAATATGTTAAAATTTGCTGATCGTTGCCTCTTTGTTGACTCTTCACTTCAGCATGCAGCAGCTGCTTTAGGTAAGGTCTCTACTGTTGTATGGGTTGCTACTCAGCCTGAGCTCTTTGGTTATGAAATGCATACCAATATTAAAGCTCCAGTCCAACTTCCTAAGGGTACTATCGACTCCTACTTATTTGATTATACTTTCACAGGCGCTGTACATGAGTGTCCATATGAAGATGTCAATCAGATGTTTGATGTAAATGCTATCGTACAATCGCTCTTACAACCCGTACCAGCTGTTACAGATAAACCATCTACTAAGAAGAAGCGTAAGTAATATCCTTACAAAAAGAAAGCCTGATGATCGTAAGACCATCAGGCTTTTTTATCTTTTAAATTTTAGTAATAGTCTCCATAGATGTCATTATCATTTACATCTTGATCATATACATCATTCTTAGAGTCTTCATCTACATCATAAACATATGACTTAGGATCAGATACATCAGCACTAAGCATCTGTTGTATATTAGAGCTAAGAACACCGAACTGTGAGTCATCATAGACCTGCTCGTTAGCACACTCTTCTGGTGCATTAGGCTCGAATGATGGCTCATATCGTTTAGCACGTACTCTATATACATAATGACCAAGCATAGGATTGATAGCAGATATGTCTTGCTCTCTACGCTCAGTAATCTCATAGATGTTTGCACAACGACCTCCTGGACGATCACAACCCATACCAACTACTTCAATAAGGTCACCTGACTTAGGCTCAGCATCATTGATAGTAGCATAAGCATCATTAGAGCTCATCTGAGCTTGGAAAGTATCAATGTGAACATAGCCAGTAAACTCATCACCTGGATCGAATCCAAATTGTGATAGAGCTAAAGCCTCTTGTGAAAGTTCTACATACATTTGCATACCAGAAGCAGCAGAATAGATTGCTGTTGGATGCTCTCCGTATAGTAAGTTAGCTTGTGACAAGTCGAATGGCTTAACATAGTAGTTAATCTCAACACCAAAGTTATTAATAAGGTCATTGAATGCCATATCAAAGACAAGCTTCTCTGCTTGTTGATTGTCTGCCTTCATAAACCCACCACATGGAGCACTTGCTGCTGCCATGATGTCTTCTGGTTTACAATTTAAATTATTACAGCTCATTACTCAGCCTTTCTTTGAACTGTACCAGTTGGAATACCTTCTTCGTTTTCGAACATTGCAACTTCAACATCAGAGTTACCAATGCCATTTGTTACACCAGGTTCGAACTCCATACCATACATCTGTAGAGCATTAATCAAAGGCTGTCCAGCGAGAGTAATTGGTGCACCATTGTGCATACAGTTTCTAACATGAGGACATTTGTGCTGATATTCTTTGCGCTTAAGATTCTCATGCTTACGTCCTGCTCTCATGATGCTCTTACCGCCCTGCTTAACAGAGACAGCATTAGCATTCATCATGTTATCACCATTGTAATACTCTTGGAATGTTTGCATATATATATTTATGCCCCTTTGTGCAGAATACAAAAAAAGACTCATGGTTTCCCATGAGTCTTTGTAAATTGTTTAGTAAGAATTAACCTGCTTTAACTTCTTTGTTACGTGGAGTAACTTTAGTAGTAGGAGCTTCAAGTTTAGCGTTAACCTTCTGATCACCAACGTGCTTGTCACCAAGCTTTGTTTGATCAGCAGACTTACCACCATCAGCAGTACCTTTACCTTCACCACCAAGACCGTCAACGTGACCAACTTTGTTGTTGGTACCCATGTCAACGTGAGTGGATTGAGCAGAATACTGACCTTCGTTGTCTTCTTCAGGAGACTCAAGTTCGTCAGCAACGTCTTCGTCACCAGCTTCGTCAGTCTCTTCTTCACCCATAGCAGCTTGAAGGAGGTCACAAAGTGTCTTTGCAAGTTCCTTGTCAAGTGTTACAGTTACTTCTTCACCAGCAACATCTTCGTCGGTATCGTCACCCTCGAGATCAGCGTCTGGAGTAGCTTCATCGATTCCAAGAGCGTTGAGGTCGTCTTGCTCGTCCATACCAAAGTCTTCAGAAATAACTTTAGCAAAGAGAGTATCAAATGCGGATTGTTTAGCCATATAGTTATTTATGCCACCCTGTGCATCTTTCAATGCGTTTTCTTCATCTTCTTCAGAAATAGTTACTTCTTCGTCTTCTTCCTTAGTTTCAGGAGCAACTTCTGCTTTAAGTTCTTCAGGAGTCTCGCACTCAGCATCACAATCACCACCATCTTCGAGTGGTGCTTCACCAACAGTCATGTCTTTATCACCAACTGTCATATCATTCTTCTCAGAAACTACAACCTCTTCACCGAGCTTGCTATAAACGTCACCAAGATCTTTAAGGTCTTTTTTCTTAGCCATACAATTATTTATAGCAACCCAGAGAAAAAACCATTAAAAGTTGAAACTTTCCAGGTCTAGATTAAATAAATACTGACTATGGCTGATAAAAAGGATACTGGTATGTTCTATATGGGTAATGAAAACTTACCTAACCGTAACTGGGAAGGTGAATATACCGCTCAAATGATTAAAGACCTCAAGAAGGCAGAGAAGAACATTCTCTACTTCGCTGAGAACTTCTTCTTTATTGTTAGCTTGGATCATGGTAAGCAGAAGATTAAATTGTATCCAGCTCAGAAGAGAGCGTTAAGAGATATGAGAGATGAGCGATTCTACATCTTATTAGCTTCTCGTCAGATTGGTAAGTCTACTCTTATGACTATCTATCTACTATGGCAGGCATGCTTTAAGAAAGATCAACGTATTCTATTAGTAGCGAACAAAGAGGCTACTGCTATTGAGATCTTCTCTCGTGTTAGAATGGCTTATGAGGAACTTCCTAACTGGCTTAAACCTCCAGTAAAGGAATATGCTAAGACATCAATGACATTAGAGAATGGTAGTCGTATTGGTATTACAACTACAACTGGTACAGCTGCTCGTGGTCAGTCCGTTAACTGTCTTGTTATTGATGAGATGGCTTTCATTGAGAACCATTTGGTTGATGAGTTTTGGAAGTCAGTCTATCCTATTATCTCTTCATCTAAGAAATCTAAAGCATTCATTTGTTCTACTGCTAATGGTACACAGAACCTCTTCTATAAGATCTATAACGACTCAGAGACTAATCCTGATAGTGCTTGGTCAAATGGAAAGATTATGTGGAATGAAGTTCCAGGTCGTGATGAGAAATGGGCTGCTGAAACTAGAGCATCTATTGGTAGTGATGAAGCTTGGCGACAGGAGTTCTGTTGTGAGTGGATTAACTCTGGTGAGTCCTCACTTGATGATGAACTCTATGAGAAGATGGAAAAGACTATTACAGAGCCTAAAGTAACTCTTGATGATGGTTGCTATAAGATCTGGGAAGAGGCTGACTCATCTAGGATCTACTCTGCTGGTGTTGATACAGCTGAAGGTGTTGGTAAAGATAGTTCAGTAGTTCAGATACTTGATGTTACAGATCCTGCTGAAGTTAGACAGGTAGCAGTATATAAAAATAATAAGATCTCTCCTCTAGAATTTAGTAATAAGGTATATCAGATACTTCGAAACTATGGCTCACCTCTTGCTCTTATTGAGCGTAACAACTGCGGTGCTCAAGTTGTAGATAGATTGCTACATGATATGGGTTACCCTAAGCTTGTTAGTTATGGTAATGCTAAAGCTCATAGAAAGAATAGAATGTATGGTATGATTGCTCATACTAATACTAAGCACAAAGGTATCATGAACATGCGCTATTGGATGAACGACCTTCACTCTATTGTAATGCGCGATCAAGATACTCTAGATGAGTTTAAAGACTTTGTTCGTTACCCTAACGGTACTTGGAAAGCACAGAAGGGTAGACATGATGATATGGTTATGGCTATAATGTATGCTTACTATGTTCTTGATAATGATATTGCTGAGCAGTACTTCGAGATCATAGAGAAAGATGATACAGGTAGACCTAAGATCATTGAAGCTATGGACTTCGGTTTAACACTATTTGAAGATCCTACATCCATTTATAATAATGAGAACATGGCTGGCGGTAGTCCAGATCTTAATCCTGTCTATTGGGGCATGAGTGATGGGTCAGACGCACCTATGGGTGATGATTATTATGACCTATTAGATCAGGGATTCACTACACTCTAGATTAAATAAGTATATGGCTGCTAACCGTAACAATCAATCCTTTCTTAATAAGAGCAGAGCAGATAAGTTTAAGCTTGTCTTTTCTCTTCCACCTGCTTTGCTTAAGATCGACTCAAAGACCAGTAGAAGTACATTCAATGTTAATCAGAATGCTATGCAGTTCTCTGTATATGGCTCTGTTGTACCTCAGGTAACTGTACCTGCTATTGAGATTGGTTATGCTGGTTCTAACCTCTTCAACTCTTCACATGCTAAAGCACCTTACGATCCAGTAACTGTTGACTTTAATATTGATAATGGCTATAACAACTATTGGGTTTGTTATAAGTGGCTTGACCTTATGCATGATGAGAAAGAAGGTATCTTTGATGCAAGTAACGTTGCTACTGATGAAGCCTTCAGACAGTATCAAACAGATATGACTCTATATGGTTTAGATGAGTATAATAACGAACGTATCAAGTTTACATATACTAAAGCCTTTCCTATTGCAGTAGGTTCTATTGATTATAGCTATAGAGATGAGACAGAGATATCAAGTTCTCTATCATTTGTCTACTCTCAGATGCATACAGAGCTCATTAGTCACTGAGCATAGAAATAGTGCCAAAAAGTATAGATTATTCTTCGAGAGAGAATAAATATTCTTATGGCAAAAAGGACAATCCAATCGCCTGGTGTTGAGATTCGTGAGAGTGATTTATCACTTCGCACAGCTCAAACTGGGACTACTACATATGTAGCTGGCTTTGCGTCTGAAGGACCTACCGATGAAGTTGTTGGACTTGGAAGCATTTCCGAGTTTGAGCAAATTTACGGTACCCCTAAGACTCCAGCTGAACGCTACTTCTATCACACATCACGTGCTGCTCTTAACTCTAACGGTCAACTACTTGTTAACCGTCTACCTTACGGTGACGGAAGCGGACAAGGCTTCGGCTCTAAAGTAAGTGTTTTAGCATACCCAGCAGTTATCTGGGACCGTACAGCACTTGCTGTTACTACTGATGCTACTAAACCAGAAGCTACTTTCCTTCTTGGTGCACCTACTCAGTTCGAAATGACTGATGCAGAGTACCTTAAGTATAAGAACGGTGAGTTGTTTGAACAAAGCGACGTGCTTAAGACATCTTTCGAAGGTCTTACAGACCTAAGTGGTGCTGCTCTCGTTGTTGTTAACAAAGGACAGACAGTTATTGATGGTCAGTTTAATGGTTACTATGTTGGTGTTTCTGATAACACTAACCTTAACCCAGCAACAGACTTCGATGCTATTCTTGATGTTAAGACAGTAACAGATTCCCCATCAGTTACAGGTCTTTCTAACTTCACAGACGTTCCAGCTTCTCGCTTTGAGTTCGCTCTTACAGCTACTCCTGAGTTCGGTGACAATCCTGCTACTAATTCCGTATCACAAGTTATGGAAGATCGTATCACAGGTTATGACACATCTGATCGTGAGTTTGATGATACACTTAACATTGGTGTATTCAAGCTTCGTCAGTCAGTATTCTCTAAGGATGCAAGTAACCTTGACTACCTCCTTGAGGAAGGCTACAATGGTTCAATTGGTGCTTTCCGTCAGCGTAATGCTGAGAATGGTGGTGCTCCAGTTAACTTCTCTCTTGATACTGTAAATGATCAGTCACGTAACATTGACATCATTGTTAACCCATTCGTTGCTGATGCCTTTGACGGTGTACAGCTTAATGCAGATGGTTCACCTAAGAAGAAAGTTCGTGTTTATACTGAGTCATTCAAAACTGCTCTACAGGGTGGTGCTGTTACTCCAGAAGCTGCTGGTATTCCAGTTGACTTCTTCACTAACGCTAATGAAGGTACACTTGGTAAAGCAGATAGTCTTCTTCCACTTGGTTCTTATGGTGAGGTTAGCCTTACTGAAAAGAAGATTGGTAGTATTCCATTGAAGCTTGACCGTGCTCTTGATCGTGTTCGTAATGATCGTAAGTTTGATATTGACTTGATTGCTGAAGGTGGTCTTGGTACTATCCACACTTTCATGGAGACAGCAACATCAACAGTTAAAGCTCGTGGCTTCGATGATACTCGTACAACAGCTGCTATTGAAGGTCTTCGTACTTCCAATACTCTTGACTCTACTGGTGAGTTGGCACAGACAGCTTATAACACTATCTTCAACCGCTTTGCAACATTTGCAGGTCCTGTTAAGGATGGTGGTCGTGGTGATGTTCTCTTCGTTGCTGATCCACTTCGTCAGATTCTTGTAGCTGGTAAGTCATCGAAGGTACAAAAAGATCCTTCTAAGAACTTCTACGTTGACATTTACTGGGCACTTCGCCATCAGTTCAACGCTGCTAATACATCTTACGCAACAGTCTTTGCTAACTGGATGAAAGTATATGATAACTACACAGGCCTTTATGTCTATGTTCCATCATCTGGTTTCGCTACAGCTAAAATGACTTCAACTGACAACCAAATTGGACCATGGGGCGCACCTGCTGGTTTCAATCGTGGTGTTATTACTGATGCAGATGATCTTGCAATCAGTCCTAACCAACGTCAGCGTGATGATCTTTACACCGTTAACCTTAACCCAGTAGCAAACTTTGCTGATCAGGGTAATGTGTTCTTCGGTCAGAAAACACTCCTTAAGAAGCCAAGTGCATTTGATCGTATTAACGTTCGTCGTACTTTCCTCTATCTTGAGAAGATCACTAAGAAGACAATGCAGTTCTTCCTCTTTGAGAACAACACATTGTTCACTCGTACAAGAGTAGCTAATACTTTGACACCATTCTTTGAGCGTGTTAAAGCTGCTGACGGCTTGTATGACTTCATGATTGTATGTGATGAGCGTAATAACACTGGTGAAGTAATTGACCAGAACGAGCTTGTTGTTGACATTTACCTCAAGCCAGTACGTACTGCTGAGTTTGTTCTTGTTAACTTCTATGCTACTCGCACTGATACAAGCTTCGAAGAGCTTCTTGGTAACAACTAATTTGATTGTCCAAACCAAATAACAAAGGAGGGGGTCGTACGACCTCCTCTTTTTTTGTTGAAAAATAGCTTGTGTAGACTAAATAATGGTATGGCCCATAATAATTACGCTAAAGACAGAGACCTCATGATGGAAGCTTATGGCTCTGTTGAAGGTATAATCCCACATACACAAAGTACAGCACCTGCTCGTATGTTTAATGAAGGACATTGTTCAGATGAAGAGACTACTGAGTCTGTTGAGCTTGGTGGTAAGCTTTATGAAGTTGGTAATGATGACCCAAATGATGATGGTCTTGTTATTAAGATTGAAAAGCAACCTAACGGTTACTTTATTACAGGTGGTGTATATAGTGAGCCAGAAGATTATGTAAATGATCCAGAGAATCCAAAAGAAGGTTACGGTTATGCCCTTACACTTGATGGTCAGCCTATGGATGAAGACGATCTTCTTACGGATGAAGATATTGCTAAGATTGATCAAGATGTTAGTAACGGTGTAGGTAAAGCGGAACTTGAAGGTACCTATGGTGCAGAGATTGTTGCAGCTTACATTGCTAATGGTGAAGCTAAAGGCACGTTTGAAGGTGAGATGGAAGACAATGAGCATGTTCCTGCTGAAGATAGCTCTTGCGCTTCTGATGA